ATCAAAATGTGAGGGTCGGGATTGATTTCCTCTCATACCTGCTCAAGAAATACGGCACGGTGCAGGATGCACTTGCAGCGTATAACTACGGTGAAAAGGGTGCGAGGGAACATTTGTGGAGCAATGGCGTGTATGTCTATTCATACAACAGTGCAATCATGCAGAGAATGAAAGAGATTGAGGAGGTGGTCGGGAAATGAGTTTTGACTGGCGACCGGAATCAAAAGACAGATATTTCAGAAAAGCCGAGGCAGCAGTCAAGGCAGCGGGATTCGATGACATCCTGCAAATCAGCAGAGAACAGTTTGCAATCACGAAAAGCACGGTCAAGGTGTATTTCAAGCCGATTCCGAGAGAGGGAAAGACCCGCCGATGGTGGGAGGCAAAGAAAAGCATCGCAGGGATGCAGGAGCAGTCCGGAGGGCGTGACGAGTTCGGCAGGAAAAAGAAAACCATTTTTATTCATGCCTATATGGTTTTAGAAATGGAGGAGCAGGACAGGTGAGGGCAGGAGAAATCATTGAAAGAATCAGACACATGCTCAAGGTCAAGGACTGCAAACATGTATGTCTGTTCTGCGAATATTATGACATGTGCAAAGAGGAGGCGAAAGCGAATGAACATGAGATATGCAAAGAGAAGTGAGGACACGGAGCAAATCAACGTCGTGTCATGGGCGGGATGGAACATGAACCGTTATCCGGAATTAAAGTGGTTGTTCCATGTGCCAAACGGAGGCAGTCGAAACAAACAGGAGGCAGTCAAATTCAAACAGATGGGTGTCAAGGCGGGCGTTTCTGATTTGTGCCTCCCGTACCCGAAAGGCTCATACTGCGGGTTATTTGTAGAAATGAAATTCGGGAATAACAGGCAGCAGGACACACAAAAAGAGTTCCTTGCGGATATGGCAGCAGCCGGACATTTTGTTGCAACCTGCTATTCAGCAGAGGAGGCAATCAAGGTCATTGAGGAATATCTGAATTTGTCGGATGCGGTACACATGGAGAGAAATCTGAACATGAGCATCCCGAATAACAGCATCCTCAAGGACGGAAAAATCAAGAATTGAGGAGAAAAGCGATGAAAGTATTGATTGCGTTAGGTATTGCAGCGGTTGTCATGCTTGCGATGGTATTTCTTGCGGTGATTTTATTCGTGGCAGCAGTTGCGGTCGATATAGCGTCCGAATTTATGGACTAAAAAATATAACAGGATAACAGGAGGAAACAACATGAGAATTATTGCAGTAATGTCACCAAAGGGAGGAATCGGGAAAACGACGACATCCGATTCAATCGCCTATATGTTAGGCGAGGAGCAGGGAAAGAGAGTGCTTGTGTTAGACGGAGACCCGCAGGGCGATACATCAAAGACGTTCGGGGTATTTGAACCGGACGGAATCGGAATGAGTGAGCTGCTTGAGAAACATGAATGTGTCGGCGGTACATACAAAACGGGTGATTTGATTCGCCCGACGGAATACTCACACGTTGACATCATTCCGGCGAACGGCTATCTCATGAAAACGGACATGAATTTGCTGCTCAAGTCAGAGGACAATCAAGTCACACGATTGCGTGAGGCGTTGGAGGAGGTAGCAGACGCATACGATTATTGCATTTGTGATTGTGGTCGACTGCTTGACATGGTGGTCATCAATATCCTCATATCGGCAGAGTTAATCATTGCACCCGTAAAGGTTGGAGGATATGAAATCGAGGCATTGCAGAACCTTGAGGAGCAGATTGAGGACTTGAGAGACATCAATCCGGATTTGAGAATCAAAGCACTCATGACCATGCGACAGAAAAACAAGACCTCTCTTGAGGTTGAGGAGTGGTTGAAAGCAGATTCCGGATTTGACATGTTTGTCACTCCGGTTCGCCGTTCCATCGTTGCGGAAAAATCAACAACGGCAATGATGCCACTCCCGAAATTTTCAAAGCGTGGAATCGTGTCTCAAGATTACAGATGTGTTGTGCATGAGTTACTCAAGGAAATGGAGGGGTAAGGCATGGAAAACGAGACAATACAAATCCTTGAATTGTTCGGAGGGATTGGGTCGCCTCGATGTGCCTTGAGAAATTTGAACATTCCAACGAAAGCAATCGACTATGTGGAAATCAATGAAAAGGCGGTGCGTTCGTACAATTCGATGTTCCGTGAGGAATTAGCATATAAAACACAGACGGTCGTCGGATGGAACTTGAAACCGGACATTCTGATTCATGGTTCTCCCTGCCAAGATATGAGCATCGCAGGACATCAAGGGAAAGCGACCGGAGAGGGCAGAATCAACAGAGGAAAAGGTTCAGACGAGGGGAGCGGAACACGTTCCTCCCTCATGTGGGAGACAATACATATCATTGAGAACATGGGCGAATGGCGACCTCGTTATGTAATATGGGAAAATGTGAAGAATGTGAAATCAAAGTACATGAGACCGAATTTTGACAGATACATGGTTGAAATGGAGCGGTTAGGATATACGAATAATTTCGAGGTACTGGATGCAAGAGAGTTCGGATTGCCACAGGCAAGAGAGCGAGTGTTCACGGTTTCCGTTCTGAATGGAGAAAAATTTGAATTTGATGACCTCATAAGAACACCGATGCGAAACTTGCAGGAATTTCTTGAGGATGATGCAAGTGTTCCGGATGTCTACGATGTGACGCAACCGTCCGTCCTTGCGTGTATCGGAGAAAAGGGCATCCGCAGGGCAACGGTTATCACAGATTGTGCATATACCATCACAACAAGACAAGACCGGACACCTGCACAAGTCATTGACCGAGGCGGTGGACGCTATCGTTATTTGACCGAGCGTGAGTGTTGGCGATTGATGGGGTACACGGACGAGGATTTTGACAGGGCGAAAGCAGTACAGGAAAGAAACGGCAAGTATTACAAAGCATTATACGACCAAGCGGGAAACAGCATCGCCGTTCCGATATTCGAGAGCATATTCAGAAAAATTATTTTGCATGAGGTCGCATAAGACCGGAAAAGGAGGAAAGCACATGGGAAATATTGTGAAAACAGCAAAATGCAGATTCTGCGGTCAGATGACGCAGATTGAGGCAGATGAAAAACTGACAGCAGCACAAGCAGAGGAACAGGCAACAATGACATGTAACTGCACCGAGGCGGTCGAGTATCAGAAAGAGAAACAGAGGAAAGAAAAGGCAATGATGAATGTGTCTGCCTTGTTTGGAGAGAACGCAGCACCGGACAAGAGATGCGGTGAGGGCATCGTGAACATCTTAAAGGCAGCAGTCGAGGAGATTTACACCGGAGGACTTGCGAAAGTCACATTGAACCTCCGAGGGGGGGGTCAAAGCATCAATTTCACAGAATGCAAAGGGTGAAATCAACGTCGAACGTACAGAGACAAAGAAACAGAAACTCACAGAGTAATAACAGGAGGTTGAACAGATGGCAGCAGGATTCAGCGTGAAAGACGCACTCAACAAGAACAGCAAAGCAGGGATTGACGAATCTCCGAGAGCGAGATTCCGCACAAAGGACATTTCAATTTTCAAGATGTACCGCAATGACATGAATTTTTATAGTGTTGCAGACATCGAAGAACTGGCAGGAGACATCCTCCTGTCCGGTTTGAAACAGAACCTCGAACTTGTATATGCACCGTGCGAAAAAGGCGAATACAGAATCGTCGCAGGTGAAAGACGGTGGGAGGCTCTCAAGTACCTCGTATCAAAGGGATATAAAGATTTTGAACTTGCAACCAGTAAATTGACCACACCGCAGGACGATGACGAGGAGCAGGTTGAAATCATCATCGCCAATTCATACCGCTCAAAGACCATTTCCGACATGATTGAGGAGGAAACACGCCTCAAGGCATCTCTTGAGCGTATGAAAGCAGCAGGAAAGAAAATCAAGGGATATGACCTGCAATCCGGACGATTGAGGGATGTGATTTCCTCAATGCTGCATGTGAGCAAAACAAAGATTGCACAGATTGAGGCAATCAATAACAATCTGATTCCGGAATGGAAAGAGGAACTCAAGAAAGAACGCCTCACATTCTCTGCAGCTTATGAATTGAGCGGAATGACGGAGGATGAACAGCGTGAGACACTGGGGAAATTTTCAGAGACCGGAGAACTGACACACAAAGAAGTGAAAGACATGAAAGAGGCGAAAGCAGCAGGGCAGCAGGTGTCAGAATCAGACACGGCAGAAAACGGCGTGAATCCTCCGGAGGCAAGAGCGGGCGATGATTATGAGACACCGCATCCGGAGGGAATCACGTCTCTCTGCTATTCCTGTACCAAATATGAGACCTGCAATGTCAAAACCGGAACATGCACCTCATGCGACCAGTACAAGAACCGTGCAGAGGCATACAAGACCGATGAACAGAGATATTCAGAGGAGCAGGATGCAATCGACCGTGAGACAAAGAAAAAACTCCGTGAGATGGAGCAGGAGAAGAAAATGCAGAACCTCCCGTCAGATACACAGGAGACCGGACAGAAAGTGCATCAGATACGCCTTGCAAAGTCGTATTTCGATGATGTAGCAAATGGAATCAAGACATTTGAACTCCGAAAGAATGACAGAGGATATAAAAAGGGCGACATCCTTGAAATGATGGAATTTGCAGACGGAAAAAACACCGGACGCACGGTCAAGGTGCTTGTGACATATATCCTTGAGGACTACACCGGAATTGAGGACGGATATTGCATCATGGCAACAAAACTCATGAAAGACGGTGAGGCGTAGAATGACAGAGATAAAAGACCCGATTTTGGCAGCAATGGAGTTCTCACTGAATTACACATTGAAAAGATTTGAGGACACAGAAACGGAGGACGGAAAAATTATCAGAGAGGGAATCATCAGAGGAAAGACTTTAGTTGAACATCTGCGGATTTTTGGTGCGGATGTGTACGGAAAAAGCAAAGAACAGTTTGCGGAAGATATAAAGGACAAAACAAATATTGTGATGATGACCGATGAAGAATACAAGGAATATATCAAGGCGAAAAGACTGTATAGAGTGATAAAAAAGGAGGAATTGTGATGGATAACATCAAGAGAGGCGAAATGTTCTATATCAGCAGAGGGGGGGTGTCATACAACGGGAGCGAACAGCACTCCGACCGTCCGGCGGTAGTTGTAAGCAATGACAAGAATAATGAGAACAGCAATGTCGTTGAGGTTGTATATATGACCACGCAGCCGAAAACAGACCTCCCGACACATGTGACAGTGAGGTCGACAGGCAGACCAAGCACCGTTTTATGTGAGCAGGTCTATTCGGTATCGACAGAACGCATCGGAACGTATATCGGAGAGTGTTCAGACAAAGAGATGGAGAACATTGACATCGCTCTCATGATTTCCTTGCAGCTTGACGGCAACATGAAAACCTCGAAGAAATACAACGAGACAATCAAAGAACAGCAGGAGGAAATTGACCTTTATCGCAAGAAGATTCAAGCGATGCAGGAGGCGTTGAAAGAAAAGGAAAATGAAAAGCCGGAAATCACGGCATCATCAGAGGAGACAATCAGATTACAGACAGAAAGGCATCGAATTACGACCCTGCACAAATCACGATTGCGTGTGAGGCAGATTGTTCATCCGGTGTCGCTGCAATCGTAAAGGGAGCAGGTTACAGACTGGGAAATGAGAAAATGAAGAATGTGAGCATTTATCTCTATACCGGAAACATGAGAGCGGGTCTCAAGGCAGCAGGATTCGAGGTGTTGACAGATAGCAAATATCTGACATCGGATGCGTATTTGCTTGAGGGAGACATCCTCCTCAATGACAATGCTCACGTTGCAACGAACCTCACGGACGGAGCGAAGTCATCCGGAACAGGTGCATCCAACACAACACCAGTCAAGAGCAATACAAAGGTCGACGTTGCACACGGGTTCAACAAGAGCCTTGCAGGAACTTATAAGGTGACTGCATCCGGATTGAATCTCCGTGCGGGAGCAGGAACAGGAAAGTCAATCCTTGCGGTGATGAAAAACGGCGAGAAAGTCCAGTGCTATGGATATTATAACGATTGCAACGGTGTGAAATGGTTGTATGTGGTTTACAAGAACATCGTCGGATATGCGTCAAGCAAGTATTTGAGCAAATAGGAGGGATAATCATGTTATACTATTTAGGCAAAGGAACAGAGTTCAAGAAAGAGGACTGCAAAGAGTACAAGACCATTGAGGGAGCAATGAAAGCAGCAGCAAAGGACGAGAGTTTTGTTGTGTGGGATGAAAACGGAAATGTCATCGGCTCACTCACGGACAATGTTCCGGATGGAGCATTGCAGACGAATCCGGACGGCAGCGTCAACGCATACGATGCGGACGGAAACAAGGTCGGAACAGTCGATGCGGAAACCGTTGAGAAAATGACAACATTTGAGAGTAACGAGGATGCAGCAGGGCAGCAGGAGGACGCAGAGGACGAGGAAACAGCCTCAAACGATGCAGAGACGACAAATCCTCCGCTTGAACCGGAAACGGGCGAGAATGGGGCAAATACAGAGCCACAGGAGGCAGAGGACGAACCGGAAGACAAAGTCATTATTCCACAGGGAAAAATGAAAGTGACGGTCATTTGTGACGGCTCACTCAATATCAGACGTTCCGCAGCGTGGGGGAATGAGAACATCTGCGGTCGTGCTATCAGAGGACAGTCATATTATGTGAAAGAGATTCATGTTGTGGACGGAAAGAAGATGGTCAGAACAATCGGCGACCTTTACCTCTCCGGAGAATCAGAGCATGTACAGTTTGAACAGTTATAAGAGCATACAGACAAAAAAAGAGGACGGCATCCGGAAACGGGTGTCGTCCTTGTGTTATAATGGATTTATGAACGTGCTTGAATTTTGGCAATCAACGCATCCTGCAAAACTTTTGAATAGTTGATACCGTAATTTTCACATGCAGTATTGAGCCATGCAGGAATACTCAAAGTTTTCTTAACCGCTTTGTCATTGTACGCACGGGCGTATTCGTCGAGGTTGACACAAATCAAATTGACAAGTGCTGCATCCTCGTCCTTTTCAACTGCATCAAGAGGGGTCGGAGCGGGAAGAACATCACCATCACGCAAGGATGTGAATAAATACTGACCGCAAGCCTCTTGAGCCATTGCGAAAGCGTCCGCAAGGTTATCTCCGTAAGTTGCTAAATCATTGAGGTCGGGGAAAATAACTGAATATCTCCCGTCGCCCTCCGGATAAAAAACAGCAGGATAAATATAATTCATGATAACGCTCCTTTCTTTAATGGGTGGCAGGTCTCATTTGAGACCCGCCTGTTTGAGTATGGAGTTGACAACCCTTTGAGGAATGTCGCCTCGATGATTTGGGATTGTAACTTTTCCCGTTTTGGTTGGGTGTTTGTATTGGTGATGTGAACCTCTCACATCTACTAACTCCCATCCGTCATTGAGGACTATTTTTTCAATTTCTCGAAATCTCATTTGTATTGTTTCCTCCTTACAAGTATATAATAACACGTATTTTACGTAATGTCAATAAAAATATACGTAAAATACGTAAAAATAGCAGAGATTTTCATACTACTAAATTGAACCTACCGACAGGAGCACTGGATTCAAAGGCA